GTATCGGACATTAAGTATAATGAACCATTGTCATCATCTAATACAAAGTATTGTGAACCGTAACCAGCAAAGAAGCTTGGTCTAAAGTATTGCTCTGCATAAATGCCAGTAATACCTGAACTAGAGTCTCCAATAGCAAACATAGTCCACTGATACCACATTCTTTCATTTACGTCAAACACTATTGTAACATTTAAATCAGCTAATGTCAATACATAAAACATATGGCCATTAAACTTAAATGTGTAGGCTTTGATCTCTGACAAGTTACTATTGCCTAAAATACGATCAATATACACAGTAGACACTTTAACTGGTGCTGTACCATCCATTAAATAGATACCAGCACCTGTAGCTTTAGACACCCCAATCCATAATACAGACTGTTCAAACTGCACAATAGAATCACCATTAGCACATCCAATTTCAACCTTGTATGACGGTGCAGCACCTAAAGGTGAGGCTACTGGGTTACCAGCGTCATAGAACAGCTCTGTAGACCACTGACCAAAGCCTAAGATGTAGTTTAAGTGTTTGGAGATACCTACTAAGTTATCTGGATCACCTTCAAGGCTAATATAGTCTAATGGGTTCCATATAGTAGGATCATTAACATTAGATGTGTAGATACGGCCACTTGGTGTACCAACAACAATGTAACTATCTAAAAAACAAGCACCAGGAACTAAGCCACCGGTAGGAAAGAAGTTTAATAAAGATGTAGCAGTAGCGTATGCACCAAGATCCGTAAAAGTTGCAGAAGTAACAGCAGAGGTTGTAATAGAGCTTAATGTAATTGTATATGGCCCAGTTCCTGCAATAGCTGTTACTGTAGTTCCTGATTGTATACCTGTACCGGTAACTGCCATGCCTACGTATACTGTACCAGTAATCGATGCAGCAGTTAAGGTATTAGTACCAGATGTATTTGTTACTGTCACACCTGATACGGTTGCCGCAGGAGTAAAAGTAATTGTAGGTGCTGTTGTATAACCAGATCCTGAATTAGTAATTGTAATACCTGTTATAACGCCACCAGTTATTAACAACGTACCAGTAGCTGTAACACCACTAGAAGGTGCTGAAAAAGTCACTGTAGCACCATTACTGTAGCCTGTACCACCTGTTAATATAGTAGTTGTTGCTACACGATCATTAGTTATTTGGGTAAAAGCACCAGTACTGCCATTAACTAAATAACCATTTACTTGATTATGTAAAAACAGATAACCGTTGTTTAATGTCTGTGTAAAGTAAGCATTAGCTACAGCACCGTTAACAGTACCGGTCAATGTACCTACAGTAGTCATTGCATATGTAGTAGGATTAATTTTGTATAGTACATTGTTAACTACAGCATACAAGTAGCTATTGAACAAGTACATACCTTGGCCCTGTGCAGACGGTATAACAGGCGTTGTTGTTACTAAAGACAATCCAGGTCTTTTAATAAACTCTCTCTTCTCATTTCTACTTTCAAAGTAACCATTTACGCACTTTGAATCAGTAGACAAAGTTCCATCACGGGTCTCAATGGGTTGTGATAAAGGTATTCTTTGTATAGCCATTAGATAGTGTTTCCAATAATAGCGTTAGCCATCCGCATATCGACTTGAAAGAATGTTGATGTAGGCTCTACGTCCCAGTCTGTTAATTGATCTCTATAAGCTTTAGCACGTGCAGCAATCTCTTGTCTGTGGTTTTGTGGTACAGAGTATTCAATAGCAAGTTGATCTGCTAAGTTCCATACTAAGGTGTTCATCCACTCATTAGGAAAGTCTGGAACATCTTGACCACGCATTAGATCATTCATGGGCATCTGTGCAACTAAATGAATGTTTAAATTAGTAGCTACATAGCTATTGGGCTCAAGGTAAACATATAAGATACCATTAAGCTGTTTAACATCATAGAAGACACTGTTAGCCACACCTTGAGATTGTTTGGATCCTAAGATGTTATATTCTTGTTTAGACAGCAACTGTAACGGTGTGTCTACCGGAGGAGTAGATTGGTTGTTACGATACCACCCTTGAATAACCTTTAAAGGCTTGTCAGTGATCGGGGTAGTAAAGCTTGTGTCAAAGCTGTCATACATTAATGCACTATTTGATCCACCTAAGATATAAGTGTACTGTGCGTTTGTCATTGGAATAACAAGCTCTTCTATTTTCCAAATCTTGAGACCTTCAGTAGCACATTGCTTAATAAACAAGTTAAGTGCTAACGAAGCATTAGCAATTGTTGCTGAATCAGGAGTGTCGCCTAGTTCAAGTACGCCTAGCTTGCGTAATGCTAAACTAATGATCTGATCACGAGATACGGTAAAAGTACTTGACATTATTAATCCTTATTGTAACTTTAAAACTAAAGCTAATAAAGTTGTTATGATAAAGCCAGCAGATAAAAGTAGGATTTGCTCAAGACGTTTAAGCCTTGCATTAATGCCTGTATATCGCTCTGCACAGACTGCTTCGTGCGAGTTTAATCTTGATTCAATATCATCCATGTTTAACTGCGTCCCTAGATTGTGAGTAAGTGGTTGTCATATTATTCCGCTTTTGGTTCTTCAGTAATTAAAGCATACTATTGTTGTAGTTTTTGAAGCAATGGATATGCTCCTGATTCAGTAGGTAATTAACCTACCACACGGAGAATAAAGGCTGCTTCTTTATCTTCTAATGTAAATGTTTTCATATTATTTATGGTGTATTAATTACAACGGATTCAATATAAGCTGTATTAGAACCACCAGCCGTATAGTTTACAAATTCAATTTCTAGTTCAGTTGTTGCTGTAACACTTGCAGTAATTTGAAACCATTTAGGAGTAGTTGTCAAACTAATTGGAGTTAAAGAACCTCCTACAAAATTATCACCAGTTGAAACTTGTAATGTTTGATTTCCTGAAGCATAGGCTAAAACATATACAGAAACTGTTTGAGTTAATTTATTATTAGGGTCACGCATCCAAACTAAATTACCACCTGAACTTGGAGGAATAACTAAAACATTATTATTTATGTACGCGCTAGTACCATAATTTGTATTGACAATAGAACCATATAAACTAGGCGTTAAAACGCTTACTGTTTTATATGAAGTTAAAGGAAGCTGGTCACGAGATACTGTGTTCATTGGAATACCATTTTCAAATGTATTTCCCCAATGATTACATACTGTAATGCCAGAACCACTATTATAAAATGGTTGTATTCCATTTCCAGCATTAAATATTGCTGGGCCAATTCCTGTGCCAATTAATTGATTATTAAAAATAGAAACTTGTTGAAGTGAGCTTGTATAACCCACATTTAACCAGTTAGGCCCACAAGCACTTGGAAATATAATTCCATTGTTTTCTATTGTAATTCTAAGATTATTATTACAAACAATCGCAGCAGCCATTCCAGTACCTTCTGCTGATGCTTGTTCAATATAATTATCTCTAATTGTAGGCTCGTAATCTGTTGCTAAAATAAATGCTAATGAACCTGTATTGCCCCAATACAATTCATTTTTTTCAATAAAAGCATCGCTACCATAACTGCTTGATGCATACAAACGAATTGCAGTATATCCAAACTGCCAAATACGATTATGAGAAATCACAACAGTATCTGATTCATAAATATCAATACAATAATTAAAGCCTAATATTTCACATTGTTCTGTAATTTCTAATTTTGAACAAAATGTTGCTTGAATACCAGTACCAGTAAAAGTTGTTCCATTTTGAACAATATAAACTTTCCTAAAACTAGCGTTAAGAATTGTTCCTTCTGTTGAAGGAGAGCCTCCAGCAGTAGTGTTTAATTGAACACCATTTTGACAACTAATTTGAATATTAAAAAATCTTGGGCCTTCCCAAACTGCATTTGCAGGGCAACTCATTGTGTAAGCAAATGCTGATGTTGTTGTTTGCACAATTGAACTATTAGACGTTGTTGAGCCACCACTACCTGTTCCTTGCCCAATAATAATTGCACCAGAACCTAATACAATTGAACTACTTATTTTATATGTTCCAACAGGATATATAACTCGCCTTGCTGCGTTGTGAGCTGCTTGTATAGCAGAAGTAGAATCAGCAACACCTGTAGGATCAGCACCAAAATCAAGAATAGAAACAGATTCTAATAACTTTTGATTAAAAGGTCTATTAACAGCACCTGTAGAGCTTTGGTCATATTTTGGAATAAGTGTTGTCATTTAAGCACCTAAGTTATTTGTAAGTAGACTTGATTTTATAGACGCTTTATAAGCAGCTATTACATCAGGAGTCCAAGTAAGATTAGCAATATCAACAACATTAACTGGTTGTCCAGTTAAATCCTGACCTGGAACTAAACTTGTTCTTGAATAGGATTGAGCAACTTGAGTTGTTTCATCCATAATTACATTGTTAGTTCTAACCAAAATAATTCCATTGGCTTCAATAGTAATTTGGTCAGTTGTTGATGTTTGAGTTAAAGCCATAATTATTCCTTAAGTTGACTTATATACAGCAGTAAACAGAATATTCCCACCAGCAGCAATAGTTGCAGAACTAAAATTTGTAGTCACCATTGTTGTTGAACTTGCAACTATATAACCTCCAACAGCAGAAGTTAATGTACCTCCAAAAAAATCTAATGTAACTGCTCCATATTGAGGTTGGTTTGTAAAAGGCAGTCCACCTATAGTTAAAGCTCCAGTTGGCGAACTTATTGCGCTTACATTTATATATCCATAAGCAAGTACCATATGCCCTATTTTAATATAGTTACTTCCTTGGTTTGCATAAGTTAAAGAACCAGTGCCAGTAGTTAATGTAGGACTCCATGTCCCTTCTTCATAATCTGCTAATAAAGAACTAGAGCCATTGTTAAATTTAATACCATTAGCATTTTGACTAAACTGTAAATTACTTCCAGAAGTCCTCATTATTTCGGTACTACCCGTAGTCCAAATAAATCCAAAACTTCCAGAGTTATCTACATTGTGAAAATATCCATCACCAGCTTGTCTGCTAAATGTATACGTTCCTGAACCGCCATCACCCATCTTAAATGTTGCATTAGGATAACCAGCTATTTCAATTTGAGCAGTAGGAGAGCTAAATCCAATTCCTAAACGACTATTTGTAGAATCCCAAAATAATCCAGAAGTAGATCCAAATGCACTTGTCCCTGTACCATAAGGAATGTATCCTTGCGTTAAACTGGATAATCCTGTTCCACCATTAGAAACAGATACTTGACCACTTAATGCACTAGTTGGAATAGTTGTACTTGCAGTTTGAGCAGATGATCCATTACCATATACATATCCTGTTAATGTAGTTGTAATAGGTGCTGCACTAAATGTTTGTGTTTGACTATATGTATTAACTTCGTCTAACTTAGGAAAGTCATTTAATGATGCACGAACTAATCTGAGTGATACTACATCACCTGAGTTAAACGCAGTACCTGAAGTACCATCTTGTCCTCGAACAATAGTAAATGTAGTACCTGATACTGCTGTTACTTTAACAATTTCAATAGTTTGTTGTGTTGCGGCATCGGCTAATGTACAGTAAAAATATTGTGAACCTGTAGGAGATGGAAATGCAGTTGCAGACGTAACACTCATACTTGTAGCCGAGTTAGTTAAACTACTGGCTAAAGTAGTATTTGCATTATTAGCGAAAAGCATATTTGCCATTAATTAAACCTTAAAAAGAAGAAACTGCAACACGATACCATTGTGAGCCATTGTTAATATATAAATAACTTCCGCTAATTGCTAAATTTCCAACCGTGCCGCCAGCACTTGAACTAACAGGAATAGTGCTAGAAATTACCGCATTAATAGATCCAGTAGGGCCTACTGCTACTGTTTGAGGATCACTAAAAAATCTTGGTGTTGCTTGAAAGTTAAATCCTTTAGATCCATGATAATTATTAATGTAATCATTATTTGAACAATTAGAAGTTAATTCAGTAATAGCGTAAGCACAAGTAGATGCTTCGTTATATATAAAATTACCTTCCATAATTGTGTTTGTACAATCATGTACTGCTATACCACTAAAATTAAATGAAGAACTTAAACAATTGCCAGAAATATTATTACCTTTAATTAAACTATATCCAAGAGAACCATAAATTCCGTAATATTGATTTCTTACAATTATGTTACCTTCAATAACCATCTGAACTGCTGAATCAGCTTGAATACCATCGTTTGCATTATCACGAATAATGTTATTTTTAATTGATACATTTTTGGTAATACCTGCACTTACACCAGGAGAACATAATATTCCTGAATGAACATTTGAATAACTTTCATTAGAATCTACTACACAACTTTCAACAGCTTCTTGTAAACAAATACCGGCACTACAGTTTGTTGTATGATTACCAATAATAACTGCACCAACAATCGGCTTGTTATTTGGATTATTTGTATTAATTTGTCCTCTAATTGCAATACCATAATTAACACACGTATTAACAATGTTATTAGAAATAGTGCCACTACCTGTTGAAATATTTTGAGTAACTAAAAATAGTCCATGATCTACTTCAATTCCGTAATCACCACTATTTGTAACTTTACATCCATCAATTAAATATTCCATACTGTCGGCTAATTGAATACCATCAGCGTTAGTAGAATCTGTTTCACAGTTTAATATTTGAACTTTATCTGTGTAATTTAATTGAATTCCTTGACCTGCTGTATTTTGTGCCCTTACATTTTTAACTGTTATGTTACTGACACCAACAAAATATAAACCATAAGAGTAACCATTATTGGCTTTATTGCCATCTAATGTCATATCAGAAATTGTGATATTTGTATTTAATGTTAAAGAAGAGACGTTTAGAACATTTGCAGGAATATTTGAATTATTAAAAATAGCACCACTTGTGGGGATTGTTGCACCGTTAGCTATTTTTAAAGTAGTTCTACCAATTCCATCACCATAAATAGTTATATTACTTGGAACTAATAAAGGTAATGTTTGAATTTTATAAGTCCCTGAAGGAATATATAATTTTTTGTTTACTGCAGCATTAATAGCAGCCTGTAAAGCAGTTGTTGAATCATTTACGCCAGTAGGGTCAACACCAAAATCTAAAGCTGAAATTGTTTCTTGTAATTTAGAAGTTACAGTACGATTAACAGAGCCTGTACCACCTTCATTATATGTAACATTACTGGCAGTAATTGTACCACCTGCTAAAGGCAAGTTATAAATAACTTCTACTAAGTCACCAGCGTTTAACCCGCTGACAAACGTAATACTTGTTGTAGATGATTCAGTATAGTTTGAAGCAGAGATTTGTTTACTACCGTTTACAAACACAACTAAGTTATTAATACCTGTAACATAAGTAAAAGGTAATGTAAAGACTGTTTGTCCCTGCGTTGCTGTAAACTCCGCTACAGAACTACCGGAAGCATTAACACCAGTAGAGCCACCTGCAGCAAACAAGTTTAAACTAGCAGCAGTAATACGAAGTTGTACGCTATCACTAATGTTAAATGATTTAGCTGTAGTGCCTTCTTGTGCACGTACAATCGTTAACATATCGACACTACGAGCAATACACTCTACAATCTCAAAATAAGTAGGATCTGTGATACTTACTAATGTTAAAGTAAAGTATTCACCAATGTTTGACGGCTGTGGGAATAAACTGCCTGCTCCGGCATTTAATTGAATGTTTGTTGTTGTTGCTGTAATACCAAGGGCTAAAGAGCCTTGAGCGTTATTGGTAAATAAAGGTTTTGACATAATTATCCTGGTTCATAAACATTTAATTCGTACCCATCAACTAAACGTGGATAAACTTCGTTTTGTATAAAGAGGTCCGATGGCTCTGGCCTTGTCCAAGGTGGTGCTTGGTAATCTGCTACGCCTCTTACAAAGTCTTGTGGCTGTCTCGGCTCCCAATCATCTTGACAGACCTTAAGGCCGTCCCAGCGTTGACGTAACTCTGAAGCTTTTAGTTTACGACCACATGAGTCGCAAATAGATGCCCAATCGCCTCGATCATATCTTGGAGAGTAACTCACACGGCACTCACATCGTAAATAGTTAGGTCGCCTACACCAACATATGTGTTACCTATAGATGTAACTATTGTCATACTGAGTCGATAAGTAACTTCACTCACGCCACTAATAATACGCTGTGAAGCAGTCTTGTTAGCTATGATAGGCACACCTTGAAGAATTGCTGTAGGATTATTGTCTGTACCATTCATTACAATAACAGCACAAGTAGCCGATGAAATAGTCTCAGATGCCGTTAATACCTGCGTAAAGTCAAAAGTAAATAATTCACTTTCGCTAGTAATTTTGTATGAAAAGGACTCAGCCATTTTTATTCCGATATAACATTATAACACGGTTTTTAATAAATTGCAACACTTTTGCTGCAGCTTTAACTACTATTAATTGATTTTTTGTTATCTTTAAATATAACTTTTTAGGTTGTACAATAAAAGTATATTTAGCTACTGCACCAAACTTTTCTACATACTGGGCATATAACTTTAGTATAGCCACACTTGCTACAGCTAATAATTTACCAATTAGTCTAGTACTTGTTATTGTGTTCATTACTACAATGTTAAGTATCTTTTGTAATAACTTACTTAATGTACTAGTTGATGTTACTGTAACTTGTAATATCTTATAAAAGAAAAAGTGTTTAACAATAGAAGCTGTACTAGTAGAAGTTACACTAATAAACTTACCTACAGACTTTATAATACTTATTAAGCTACTTGATACAACACTTAATGTTTTTGGTATTGATTTAAACAAAGAAACTGTATTAGTTGAAACAACACTCTTAGTTACGGCTATTGCCTTTTTAATCGTTATTACACTTGCTTCTGTAACAGATAATAAAACTAAATGGAATGCACTTTCAGTTAATACAACTACAGACATCTCGCTAATGGTACTAAATATCTTACTGATTGCTTTTTTAATACTGACTAAACTTGTGGACGTTACCGCTAATAATTTATTAGGTAACTTAACTATGCTTGCTGTTGACGTACTTGTAATAGATTTAAATAAACCAATTAACTTTACTATCGCTGTCGTATTTGTAGATGTAACGCTTAATGTTCTAAATAAACTTAATAGTCTACTTATAATTGCTGTACTTGTTGATACAACACTTAAGTATTTGTAAACTGCTTTAATAATACTAGATGTACTAGTAGATGTAATATTTAAATACTTGTTAACTAATTTTGTAATACTTGATGTACTACTTGATATTACACTTAAATACTTGTTAACTAATTTTGTAATACTACTTGTTGATGTACTTGTAATTGTTTTTGTTATTGATATTGCTTTTTTAATCGTTATTACACTTGCTTCTGTAACAGATAATAAAACTAAATGAAATGCACTTTCAGTTAATACAACTACAGACATCTCGCTGATGGTACTAAATATCTTACTGATTGCTTTTTTAATACTTGATGTGCTGCTTGATATTACACTTAAATACTTTAAGGCTTGCTTAACGATAGTACTTGTTGATGTTGAAGTAACTGCGAATGAATCAATAAGTTTGATAGTATCTTGAGCATTAATCGTAACTCGATCAATAGCACTACCGTTAATAGCCATTTCTTAACTAAACTGTACTTTAAAAGTAAACTGAATTGAATCTCCAGTATTTAAAGCAATACCTGTAAAATCACCTTTAACAAACAAGTTACCAGATGTAGAAGCATCAAACAAACCAGCATTTGTGATTGTCTCAGTAGTGCCTGCAGTTTGTGTTGCTACAACTTGAAAAGTGTCGTTAGTAGTTGATGTTGTTTGCTGTGTAACTGTGCCTGATACTCTAGGTGTTACCTCAGTAAATAATGTTGTATCAGTCGCTGCTGTTGTTCCTGTACCAGTTCCCCAAGCAACATATTGTGGTATTGTTCCACCACTGTTGAGACGGTTAGTAACAATAGCTTTGCCTGTATTTACGAGCAGTGTAGCCATTTTTTAATTCTCCATAATATTCGTTTAATGAAGCTTTGGTGCCAATAGTCGATAGTGCCTAATTCTTCAACAGTACCGTCAGCACGAGTAATCGTAGCGACAAGTTGAATTTCTTTTGCGTAACTATTGGCAATCTGCATTTAAACTCCGATTTTAACCATTTCTAAAACTACTGAAAATACTAAAGGTGATGTACCTAAAGTAGTTGCATTATATCCAGAAGTTAATAGATTAATTTTACCTGTTACGCCAGCTCCACCGTTATCTTGTAGACCACCGAAGTTCCAGAAACTCATACGACCACGACCTGCTATAGGAAGAATATCAATAGGGGTTGATGCATCCCATTGTAGTCTTACTTCAAGAGGGTCTGAGATAGAATAATCTAAGTGATCAATTCTAAATGAAGTAGGTTTTGGTGTGAAACTTGCGGGATCAACTACTACTGTAGAAGACACGTTACCCGTATCTAATACACCAGTAATTTTAACAACAGCGTTGCGAGCACCGTCAACTAGGATTTGCGTATTGACTACGTTAGCCATATTAGCCCCCTATTAACGTGTAACTTCTTGAGCTACCCCAACAAAGTCCACTGTCATTGTTTCAGTTGCTGCTGGAGTAATCTCAAATACAGGTGACAATGTAGTATTAGTCAATGTAGTTGCAGAAGATCCAATAGTCGGTGAAGTTATGCGTGTTTGTAATTGGTTGCCGGCATATACTAATAAATCAGTACCGTTATAATAGAAACCTAATTCTACATACGTGGCAGCAGTAACAGTTGTTAAACCAGTAACTAAAGTAGTTGATGTAGAACCTACAACAGATACTAAGTTAATAGAAGATGAACTAGCTGCTTTGCTAAACCAAATACCGTCGTTAGCACTTGTTCCATTCTGTAAACCAACATAGAAAGAATCAGCACCTACGCCAGAAGCTTGAAAGCGAACTGTGTACCAAAAACGATTTCCTGATTGGAATTGAAAAGCTTGGCCATTTTTAGTCACAGTAGTTGCTGTGGTTGCTCCGCCTGGAGTAATGATTGCTACACCACCTACACCATTGGTTAAAGCAAAGGTTGAACTTGTACCGGCAACAGCATAATCTGTACCGACAAGAGTGTTAAAATCATTTAAGTAGTTTGTGCTACCTAATGCTTGTGTGCTTCCAGTATGAAATGGATCTGGGAATGGATAGCTGTGAAATATTTCATTTGTATAGGCTGTAGATAAGCCTGCGTATAATCTGGTTGGATTGCTCATTTTATGTGTTCCTTAACGTGAATGAGTTCACGCCCGAAGGCGTTAAGGTTAAAAGTATTACTTAGGTTTTTTTACTGATGCAACAGCAGTCATGCGTTTCTTTTTAACGCCAGACTCTTGTGCCCCTGATGTCTCAGAAGCTTTTAAATCTTTCATGTCTTTTGCCATTTTCATAGCAGGAGGTGCTTTACCTTTCATACGATTCTTAGCAATACCTTTGGTAGGTGTTTTAATCGTAGGATTGGCTTTAGTAACTTTTTGCATATTTGCTCCAAAAAAAGGTTAAGGAAGAGATTCTTTTGAAACCTCAACCTTAACTCTATTATACCACTAATTTATAATTTTGTCAACCATTATTTTAACTATTATGGACCTTTTGAGCCATAAATAGTACATTAAGGGCCATTTGATCCATAAATAGCACGTGGGTCTGTCCAGCCGAAGCTATAACGCTCGTAGCCTTTAGCCTTAGCATTCATGGTATCAAAATCATTGTCTTGATCAAACATGATGCCTACACGCTCATAATACTTTAAGCCATTCATGATATTAGTTCTGATGAACCAAGCATGAGGAGCTGTCAAGTAATGGTTCATAACGATTCCTTCAGGGAATGCGTTAGTTGCTTTCAACACGTTAATGTCGTTGTTAGCAGAACCAGGTGTGTATACAGACTTCAGAATACGGTTAGAGTTATACCACTCTTGACGAGCAACAACTAAACTCTTAGGCATTACATTGATCAATAAACCACGATCATTTTGGAATCCCATAATAGCAATAGTTGCATCTTCTAAAGAGGCTTCAGAAAGGTCAACGTCAACAGTTGGTTTGTTTGCAAAAGTTCCACCAGATGTATTTGGGTGAGCTGTTGAGCAAAGAGGCTGTGCATCGCCACCAGTATAAGTGCTATTGAAAGCACGGTTATAGATATTGGCAGCTACGTTTTCTTTAGTTTGACGGAAAGACATCGCTAAAGCAGCAGCACGACGCTTAGAGACGTTTTCATACAGATTATCGTCTAATTCTTCTTTAGTAACGATATAACCCAAAGCGTAAGCAATGTGTGTATAGCGTGTAACGAAGCCTTGAACTTCTGAATCATACTGAACGCCTTGGCCTTCAGGCTTAGTTTGTGCTAAACCGAAACCAGTTAATTGAACATCTTCTTCGTAATTCTGTGAAGAAGTATCTTTGTCGAAGAGATGAATATACTCTTCTGGGTGCTCGTCATAAACCTGACCCCACCAAGCTTTTACGCCAGGCCATAGGGCTTTTGGATGAGTACCAGTTGTAATTACACCAGCCATGTTTTATTCTCCTAAATTAAGCAGTGCCTTGGGCTTGCTTGAATTGATGTCTATTAAAAATTACTTGTACGTCTGCATAAGCACCAGGTGCATTGTCAGGACGTTGAGTAATACCAATAACTGTCAAAGGCAAAGCTAAAGAACCAGAAGATCCTTGTGCAAGCAATGAAGAACTGTTTAACACAGTAGAAGACAATGGGCTAGACTGAGACAATGAAGTCTGGTTAGCTGTAATTGTCATACCTGCATTTTTATTAACATCAGCAGCAGCAACGCCTGTAGCATCAGATTCAATAGAGAAAATGATGTTAGGATCAGTAACTACTTGTGCATAGCGTGTACCAGCAGAAAGATTTAAATAAATCTTAGTTAAATCTAAGTTAATACCCTGTAAAGAAACACCAGGATCTGCAACACGAATACCAACGATAACTCCAACTGGAATATCGGTAGTAGCTGCTTTAATACAATACGGAACGCCATTTGTATCGGAACCGGTTGCGAGCTTTACTACATCGCCAATAGCGTATGTGTTTGAAGTGTCGGAAGCGATAGCGTACAATTGGCCCTGTTCATTGAAGGGTGCACCAGTAAGTGTTCCTACTGGAGACAACCCACGTGGGCTATTTGTGTTTGCCATTTAATAAAACTCCTTATGGATTAATATTTAATTCCAGCATTGTAGAAGCCTTCTGATGACATTCCATCACCAGTTAATTTACCTCCACGAATTGCTGCGTCTGTTTTATCGTTCCTGATCTGTAGTTCCTTTTGATCTTCTAACCACCACTCTTCTTTAATCTTCATTAAATAAGCGTACTGTGGTTCACCGTCTTGAGAGCCTACTAAGAACCGAACCTTATCTCCTAAATCCGTATTACGAGAAGTTACATTCTCTGTAACACCACCTACCTCGTCGGGATGGACAAACTCATACCCCGTATCTAATGATGCTTGGATTCTTCCTGGCGTATCATTAAAAATATGCAAGTGAAAACCTGGTATAGATTTTCCTACTTGTAACTTCCCACGAGTCCCGTTAAATGCACCACGTTGGCGTGGACGCTCTACCTTAGTAGACTCTGTAGTAGTTTTGTTTTCACGTTTAGTATCAGTCATTCCTATCTCCTTATTCCTTAATATTTGAAAAATTGCTTAAATAATCTATTGCTGTTTGTAATATATTTATATTATCTTTAAATTTACCAAGTCCATGATTGCAATGTGTACAAAGTAACCCTCTAACTTTTTTAGTAACATGACAGTGATCTACAGCTAATTGGCGAATGTTTCCACTTCTTTTATCAATAGCTGTTTCTGGCTGTTTACAGATAGCACATAGACCTTTTTGATTTTCAAACATTTGTTTAAATTCATCACGTGTAATACCGTATCTATAAACTAATTGCCATTCATTATCGTACTGTTTTCGTTTTTCTTTGTTTTTTTCGTACCATTTTTTCCATTGAGCTGCTGCTTTAATTTTGTCACGAGTAGACATATTAATCCCAATCGTAATCCGCAACATACTGCTCTCTAGTCATCAACCCTTGTTTTGTGAATCGGTCACATGCTGCTTTTGCTTCAGGTGGCAAACTGTTGTAAGACTTCTTACCACCAGTTACCGGTCTTGTGTTTGTACTAGATGTACCTTCCATTGGATTTGGTGTCTTTTTCTTACCAAACTTTTCAGGAATCATTTCAGCTAGTTCTTCATCTAATTTCTTTAAGAAAGCTTCACCGATTAGGGAAGGATTCTCACGACGAAGTTCAACTCCAAGGCTGTTAGCTACTGCAGTCATTTTTGTATCTTTACCAAACCAGTCGTTACGGTCAATCCATGCGTTAAGCATTGGGTCTTCTGTAATCTGTGGCGTAGCCTTAGCTGCTTCTTCTGCTTTTTTAACTTCTGCCTTTGCTTCAAGACGCTCTTCTTTAATAGCATCCATTGCATCGTCAATCGCTAAAACTCGATCACCGTCACCAGTGTTGATTGCATCACGTTTAGCCATTTTCAATTGTTCTAGTTGAGTTTCAAGATCTTTACTCTTACGCTCATACTGTTCTTTTTGAAACTGTTTAAACTCTAGTGCAGCTTCACGAGCCTCATTAGCAGCTTTTTTTGCTTCAGCTAATTCTTTAAGCAATTTCTCATTGTTCTTACGTAAGATTGGCATAATCTCTCTACCACGACGTACAAACGTCTCAGCATCAACCCAATCATTCTCAGAACCTCTAAAATCATCCTTTGGTACCCAACCTTGTGCTTTCGCTTCGGATTCGTACTCAGGAGCTTCTTGCTGTTGCTCTACTACCTGTTCATCGCTCATTACTTTAATCCCTTAGTTAAATGTGGATCTACTAAATCCATATCATCATCTAGCTTACCTGTCAAATCATCGTAGTTCACCATACGGTAGCCTTTTTTATCTTTACCGGTATACATTAAACCTGCATACTTAGCAAAAATAACTTTATCGCCTACTGCCACAATACCTGCTGGAATTTCTTCGCCTAGTGCTACAATCTGACCTGTAGTGTTTGCTAACTGTTCTCTTTCGGAAGCTTCTTCAGTGTTTAACTGAAAACCCCATTCTGTTTTTTCAACTACCTGTAACGGTAGAATTAAAACTCTGTCAAAGATTGGTGTTATTCCTGATGGATTAATCATCTTTTCTCTCCTTTACTGCATGCATCAATTCCTCATAAGTAATTCTTAGAATCTCTGTAACTGCTGCGGCACGTCCTCTAATGTTGTCATCATTCTCTGTACCCGCTAAGAGCATCTCTTTAAGATATTCTCTTTCGTTATTTAAGCCCTTCATAAATGCTTCTGTTACTCTTGACTTTTTCCATTCTAAAAACTCTTGCTCTGTTACTACTATCATTTACTTCCTCCTTGTTTACATCTGTGGTTCTTGTGATTCCTTTTCTCCAAAGTGTCCTAGATCAGTCATATGCTTTTCTAAGTCCATCATTGTTTTTAATGCACTTTGTATTCCATCTTGTTTTGCTCTAGCAGCACCAATCTGTGCGTCTATCATAGCAATCTCATGTCCTGTTTGTACACCACCAGCTTGTTCCACAGCAAGGATAGCTTCAGCTTCCAGCTTGTGAATCTTAGCTTGTTGGAGTTCAACATCTTTCATCATCTTCATCATTGCAAGCTTAGTCTGAATCTGCATATCCATCTGCTTAGTCTGCATACGCATTTGTTCAATTTGTACCTTCTCGCTAGGTCCTGGTTTGATTGCTTTAGGTCCTTGTGGGTCAGGTAGCACAGCTTCAATATTAGGTACCTTCATTGCCTTGAGGTACATCTTCTGTACTTCATACATATTCATACCAGGTGTTGTTCCTGCAAGCTGTAACAGTGCTGTAGCTTGTTGTACACGCTGTGTATCAGAAACAATATTAGGATCTGCACTTGGGCGTACATCAGATACTGGACCTAAGTAGTCATCAGCATCAATAAAGTTTTTACCACCTTGACTGTTGTAGTCTTCAATGCCTTGTAGATATAGTTGGTTAAGTCGGTACATCTTTCTAAACTCATCACGTAAACTTCTGTAGGTACGTTTAAAGATACCTGAGAAGATTTTCATTCCTTGTTCAGCCATTGTTCTTGTTGTTTCAGCCGCTGTATTCTGTCCCGGATTTTGGCCTGACAGTATGTCGACAGAACCACCAATACGCTCACCGTAGTTGATGAGAAGATTAAGAAGAGTAAAGAGTACTTGAGAAGGCTCTCTAACAGGCAAAGGCATGATACCTTTACGGAGATCATCTCCTGTTGAGTCAACATGTTTCCACTCCAAAGGTGCAAAGTTATAATTACCGCCTCTTAGTTTGATTCCCCTAGAAAGGAATCCACCTGCTGTATTTGCCATTGTGCCAGCATCAATGAGTTGGTTAAGCAAAGTGTCGATGCTTTGATTAAGGGGTCCCAATAAGACTCCAAATCCCAAATCATAAAATCCACCATCTGGGGAAGGGATGAAAGGAAATTTTGTAAAATAGTTTTCTGATTTGATTCTGAGAACATTGCCCTTATTGTCCTTCTCAATAGAATTTTTAAAGTATCTTGCAACAATACGTAAGATGTTTTTGTTATCACGACGCATCCATACGATGTACGGTTCTGCGTAACCATCGCCATCAAAGTCAATATAGCAGTGCTGTTCTAAGATTTCATATGGTGTGCTGTCATCAATCGATTCAGGTGCATTAAGTCCTTGTGCCTTGTTCTGAGCTAATTTAAGACCTGTTTGTGGGACCGCTGAAGGACGTGATTCATCAAACTCAATAAACAGTCCACGAGCAACACGCTCATAGATGTCATTGGAACTAAAGTACTGTACGTGCGTAATACGAGGAGCATCTTCTAAGTTCTTGGTCCAGTAGTTAACGACAAAGTCTTTAGCAAGAATGTTTTCTGATACGTTATGTTTTTTAATTGGATCAAAGAATGTCTTTTTAAACGCACAACCAACAATCGGCTGTGAGATTAAGACACGATCCATCTCGGATTCCCAGTTCTCATCTTCTTCAAGAATCTGGTATGACATGTGGTTACCAACACGTTCTGCCCTAGCATACTTCTCACCGGTAGGATCTTCACCGTATGTACGGCAATGTACAGGAGTCTCACCGTTAATGAGGACAGGGTAGCTACGTGCATGGTACTGCAGAGCTGCAATAGTAATTAAAGGGAACTTGACGTTAGAAGCACCTGGCCAAGGAAACGACTTAGCCTCTGCTACTTGCAAAGCAAGCTTCATCGAGTCTTCGGTACGTTTCTCCCAAGCAGAACGAGAATTAATGTCTGTCTCAAAGTTCTTATGGATGTTATAACTGATTGTTGTTAAATCGTCCTTTTCCAATATCTCAGCGATATTAGGCATAGAAACGAGGTCATCTAAGTTATAAGTATTTTTTAATTTCATCTAGTATCCGGTTGTTCCGTTTCGACCTATTTCGTCGTATCCATATTCATGTAAGGCAAACCTGTACTCTTCGTCCTCTAGTTCTTTTGGTGTAGCTGCTTCCATCATTTTGTCGATCATCAAACCTATATAAGCCCAGGCGTCAACCTGATCATCATGACGGTCACGAGGAAACCTCAACAGCTCATCCTTAAACACTTGGAACCAATCGCTATGTGTATCAAACTTTACACCACCCGCTCTCATTCGTGCTTGCATACTACGTGCTCTACTTAGTTTATCTCCGCTAGGCTTAAGCAGAATTAAATTAACAAAAACACCAGTTTTAAGCATCGCTTCTTTTAAGTAGGGTCCGATACTCTTTTCAATTGTTCCAACTTCAAGGCCGAAGAGTTCTGGTTCGTAAGTTCGCTGTAACGCTAAAATGGTATCAACAATCTGTTTAGCATCCATCCTATCACGGATTACGTTTACGCATTGCAAACGATTCTGATCGTCCATTCCAGCTACAGCGAATACAGTATAATCACTATGTTGCCTTTGACTAATCGCTAAGTCAGCAGCAATATAATAATTCAATTTTACTTTTCTATCTTCATCTTTAAGTGGTACAAAATCACTGTCTTTAAAGAATCCATTTGCATCATCAAGAGGAATATTCAACATCTCCTGACTATACGCATCAGCAAGACCTTGCATGATGTATTGGTTCTTACGCTCTATTAGAGACTGCTTATTCCATCTGTCTGGCCATAAGATGCTATTAAAGTCATCTGTATGGGCACGGTACTTAATTGATGTCCAAGGTGTCTTATAACTTGTAAACTGTTTTAAATCTTGTGTGATTAAGTGTTTAAGACCTTTAGAACCTAATGCAGCAAGTTGTGACTCAGGCATTAATCGTTCTAAGAGTGAGTCTAAGTGTAAGATGGTACCTACGATTCTAATCTTACCGGTCACTGACAAACAAGGTATCAATGCTGAGTAGAACCACCTACGAAACTTCTCACGTCTTTCTTTATTCAGAACCTGTTCATCAGATTCCATATCATCACAGATAATTAAATCAGGTCTTCGGTTTAACCATTTAAGACCACGAAGCTTTTGTTCTGAACCTTTAGCTTGGATACGAAAAACAAATCCATCACTGAATTTACATATTATATCATCTTCTGTAGACTTTGTAAACTCTATGTCACCAAATAATCCATGTATGTCTTCGTTATCTCTTAACTCTTTAATTACATCACCCAAGAACAATCCAGCTTGAGAAAATGAATCTGAGACAATTAACACATAACGAGACTTACGAAACAACACCTCAGCTAACAAATACGCATACGTTACTGCTGTAGACTTACCATGTCCACGTGGTGCCGCTATAGCAACAAACTTATCCTGGTGGCAACAGTAACGCCACAACTCACGATGGAACTCAGGAGTCTCTGTAGCTTGGTCATAGTTCTTGACAAGACAGGCATTACTGAATCCTTCGATAACATCACTGGTTAATTCCATTATATTTCTTCATGCTCTATAACCTTGGGCTTTGGTGTAACATCTTTAGCTTTAGCAAACCTAGCAAACTCATCTGCCAGTTTAGCAAGTCTGTCATCAACAGTCTTTTCAATTTGTTCTTGCATCGGTTGTTGGCGTAGTATTTCTCTACGATCCATCAAGTCTGCAGTGGCCTTCATTGAATCTCTCAGGTTTACTGGAACTCGAACATTCCCACCTGTCTTTGGATCATATTGGAAGTTACCGTTGTCTAGTCTATCCTCCACCACAGCTAATGCTTTATTAACGATCTTACTGAGCCTACCGTCTAGTGCAAGTGTTTCTTCAGAACGTATCTGAAGCACCAACTCTTTCCACCAATCGGTATAACGCCATCTGACTATAGTGTCCTTCGGGATACCTGTCGCTGCTGCCGTCAATGGTAACGATCCAAGAGCCAGCCAAGTTGTCACTGCTTCGATCTTCTGAGCTTCGCTCCACCACTTCCCGCTTGCCTTTAAGTCTCTCTTTTTTCGTCTTCTTGGCATCAGTCATATCTTTAATTATTTAATGATACCATTATATCATATAAGTTTAAATTTGTCAAGTATTATTTTATAGAGGGGACATAAAAAACTTCTTGACAAAAGATAAAAAATGTGCTATTATAAGTACTATATAGTAAATACATAGTAACGCTATAGTAAAGCTTTTTATAGAGTTTTATCTATGTATGTATTTACTAAGATGTAACTAAGTAGACCTAACGAGAACAGTTCAGTAAACTACTTAGTGCTTCGTGCACATATTGTAATTATTTTAAAGTGTATTCACTATTCTTGAATAAAGAATGTCTCAGTGCTTCTCAGCACATCGTAGGCTACCCTACCCTCAACTTGTAATTTAAAATCAATACAGAGCTGTTTAGAGCCTCTGGTGAGCATTTTAGACCTGTCTAGACCCTACCCCCTATTCTAAAAATTATGCCAGCGTTAAAAATAGCGTTATATATATTTATAAAGAATTCTTTTTGCCCCTCCCCAGCCCTAGTTAGTAAGCACTTACTTCCTATACAGGTTAGTGAGTACTTACTTACATCTATACAGGCGAAGTGAACACTCACTTACTTAGTAGTGACTCTGTCCCTTATACTTGTTAGTGTGTCCTTACTTACTAGGCTACTCTGTCCCTGCACCATGTCAGTGCATATTACTAAAAGTTATATAAGTTGTTGTTTTTAGACAACAAAGTAGTAAGGCGTAACGCAACCGTATAAAATCAATAAGTTAGCATGCACTTACACTACACCATTTAACTATCTAAATGATAATGATTCTCACTTGTATTTGATTAGTTATTGAGAATGATTCTCACTTGTAAACGATAACGATTCTCATTTAAAGCACTGTTGTATTTTGACAACATAGGGTTTGTCCCTATAGTTTTTTTGTTGCATATCTATAAAATAGAATCATCAACACAAAAAAGGAGCTTTAAAAATGAAAACATTTAAACAGTTAAACCGTACAGCAATAAGAGAAGCAATTAAAAATGATATTCTTTTTACTTGGTATCAAAGAGAAGGAGAGTTAAAGCATGGTAGTGCAATTGTTTTAGCTATAGCATCGAGAACGCCATTTTCATACATTAAATAAGAGAGGATATATCATGTTTATTAGAAAACAATTACTAGGTTTTAACACCAACGCTAAAACAATCAAAGGAGAAAAGATCGGTTATTATACCGGCATTCTATATCTTGCTCCAAGTGATATCTCCGGCTTTCAAGTATGCCCCTTAGCTAAATTGGCACAATGTGAGAAAGCCTGTTTATATACATCGGGAAGAGGGGCGTTTAATTCTATCCAACATGCTAGAATTGAGAAAACAAAATACTTTTTTAATGATCGTAACAATTTTATGATCAATATCTTTAAAGATATTGAAAAGGGTATTAAGAAAGCTAAACAATTAAATCAAGAGTTATTGATTAGATTAAATGGTACAAGTGATATTAAATGGGAAAATGTATCATTTGAATATAACGGGATCACTTATGACAATATTATGAGTGCATTTCCTACTGTTCAATTTTATGATTATACTAAAATACCGAATAGGGTTAACTTACCGAAAAATTATGATTTAACATTCTCTTATTCTGGCGTTATTAGTTTTCAAAAGTACGTTACAAAAGCAATTGAGAATAAAAACCGTATCGCTGTTGTTTTTAGGTATGAGAGAGACATTCCTAAAATGTTCAAGGGTTTAAATGTAATCGGAGGAGATAATTCAGACGTGCGGCATATTGAGGATAAAAATATTATTGTCGCATTGTATGCTAAGGGTAAAGCTATCAAGGATACTTCCGGCTTTGTTGTCAATTAAAAAGTATTGCTACCTTATAGGGCATTTAAACAAATACCCTATAGGATTATCAATAGATAATCTTTTAATTAACTTGAAAAGGAATATTAAACCATGAACAATGAAATTATTATTAAAGTAAAAAACCATGAAACAGAAGAGATTTTTAACATTATTGGATTAGATAATTTTATTAACTTTTTAAATGATAATGACGATATTTTTACTTTTTGTTTACAGAAAATAAACCCAATGACAAATAAAATGGAATATTAAAATGAGTAAATATTGGATTGATTTTTTAAACGATATTGATTTAACTATCGAGGATATACACGAAGTGATTACAAGTGATTTCAAGGATGATAAGGGTAACTATTACCTGATCGCATCGTACTACAACAAAGAGGGGTTAAGCCTATTTAATTCGATCCCTTATTACACTATAAAAGATTGTTTACGAGACAATGAAATATTTGTAAACAATGGCACATTTTTATTACAATATACGGAGGATTTTAAAGCATGAACACATTTTTAGATTACTTACTAGGCACTATTTTTACTGTAATTGTCGCAATTGTTTTAGCACTTGTTTATATTTTTCGTACAGGAGGGTTTTAATCATGGATAACGTAACAAAGATTCTAAACAGTAACGGGAAAATATTCACAGTTACTTTTATTAAAAAAGATGGGTCATTGCGGGTATTGAACGGGAGATTAGGGGTTACAAAGCACTTAAAAGGCGGTTTAAGCACTTTAAACCCGTTAGAATACATAACCGTATACGATTTACAATCGAAGGGTTACAGGGCTATAAATCGATCAACCATTATTGACGTGAAGGGGTTATAAAATGATTACAGCATATACAGAAAAACAAAAGACATTGATTGTCAATAATGTAATTAAGGCGTGCACTGATATAAACAAGCTTAGTAAACCCGCTTACAAGTACTTATACTTATGTAGTGGATTTATCGCTCATTACAATCATTATGGGTTTATGTCGCATTATGAGGATGATTCTCTCACTAATGATATTTTAAATAATGTACATTTTAATCAATGGAATAATTTTAAAAATACGGATAAGGATTATGATTATTACATGAGTAAAAAAGACATTTATAACCGTATTGTCTCAAAATTAAACAATCAAGCTTTAAATTTATATAACACTTAGGAGGGTTTAAACAATGAAGTATGATTACTTAGTATGTTATTTAGACAAGAGCGGAGAACAAGCTACAATCCCGTTTACTTCGCTTACACATGCCCGAAAATGTGCCTTACGCATTGGCGGGTTAGTTATTAACTTAAAAGGATAAAACATGTCTACGCACGATGTAAACTATAAAGATATGAGCTTGGATGAGCTTCTACGCACATATGAATTATATAAAGAATGCAATAGTAAGGGATTTTCTGATTACTTGCGTATTGCTAAAATTGAAAACGAATTACAAAATAAAGGGATTAAAAATGGATAGCTATAACTTAGAAGACCAATACGCAGAGTACTTATACGAACACACATCCATAAACAATGGCCACCAGCTTATAACAAAAATGGAAAATGGTTATTTGTTGGATGATTTTTTAAATAGTATAGGTTTAACACTTGAACAATACCAGGAGATCACAGGATGATACATCATATAGTATTTAATAATAACGAAGACTTACATAAGTATTTAACAGAGAATTTTCCTAGTCATAGTGTAGATAACTCGGAAGTATCATTGTCTACGCATGTCACACGCATGAAGTGTGGAGACATGGGACTAACCATATTTGATGGTAAAGTATTAGCCATCGATTTGACGGAGGCAGTATTATGAGACCATCACTAAAACTAATCCACAAAGAAAAATGTAATATATTAAACAAAGATTTTCTATATATTCCATCGTATAAAACCGATCTCGCACGAATACTAAGTGAAAAGTACGGGTTCGCACCACCTAGCAGACTAAAGGAGGCAAAAAAGCCATGATAACCTATTTAAGGCACATTAGAGAGGCATACAGCAAGATGTCTACAGTCGCATGTATAGTGCTTGGATTCTTAATCATTCAAGCTACAAATTACAGCGTCTTCCATTCTGATCAAAGGCACTTACTTACTCTGACATTCTGGGAAGGGTTTAAACAATTTGAAACAATCCCTATACTTGTTAAGATTATTTTGATAGAATTATTTTTACCATCATTTAAGAAAGAGGATAAAAAATGAGCTACACGCATGAGATGAGTCCATATGAGTTACAAGAAGTCTATGAAGAAGCACATTATCATCAGTGTATTAGTGATATTGTGTCTCTTATGTTAGAATATGGAGATGAGCAAGTCTTTGGTGACATCAAAGAAATGCTTTTAAAATTAAAGTGTATTATGCAACCACCTACGGAGATTATAGAAAATGTTTAATAAGAAAAAAACAGTTAAAGAAAATAAAAAGTTTGTGCCTCAATATGTCGTTCATTATGGTGATTGTTATGACGATTTAGATAATAGGAGTTTGACATATAGTTTATGGAGAGTGCAGATATTTGATTCATATGATAAAGCAGTTGAATTTGCAAAAGAGAATAGTAAATATAAACCAACGTACTTATCAAAAGTAGAAAATGTGTTTAAATTTAGCAATGAACCAAAAGTAGAGGTTTTATAAGTGAAGGAATTGATTGAACAGGCAAGAGCCTACGCAGACAAGGATGACTATTTTACAACCCGCAACCTATTAAGGTTATTGTGTAACGAATTGGAGAAAACAATGCAAGCAAAAGTAAGTTTAGAATTTGATTTATGGTTAAATACTAAAGGTATTTTAGTATTTATAGAAGGAAACGATGAACCAATAGCGAATGTTTCGTTAAAAAAACTAATTGAACAAGAATTAAAAACATATAGATTATTGGATGGAAGTATTCCTAATTATCATCAAGAAGATCTAGAAAACATGATTAAATTGTTTACTGATTGCAAAAATCAATTAGAGAAAGAATTAAAGAATGTCAAATAAGTATTATGTCTACGATGAAGATAATATTGCATTAAGATGGTTTTATTGCAAAGCAGACGCTATTAAATTCGTAGATAATAATACTTGGACCATTATATTAAAGAAAAAGCCTAAATTAGATTTATATGCATTATTAGGTGAATCACCATTTTAAATGATTAAGGATAATATGACAGATAATGAATTAAAAGAGATATTAAAACAAGGCGGTATTGGTGAAACATTATATGAGGGTGAAATAGGTAAAACTAATATGCCAACATGGTTTAAATTAGCTGAGGCATTTAAGGATTATTATGATCTCCAAGAATATAATGCCAGAAACTGATCGTGCTGCTACTTACTCACCTGAACAGATGGATTGCGAGCATGTTTCGTGGGATTGCGATAACGTCTCAGGTGAGTTTATTTCTGAATATGAAGGCTACCCCTCAACCGATGACTAAAAATGCCTTGTAGACCCCTTAAAACACGTTTAAACCATATTTGGAGACAGTATGAGATGTAATTGTTGCAATGTTTTACTGACCGACTTCGAGTCAACGAGAAAATCTTTGGTGACGAATGAATATTATGATTTTTGTAATGCTTGTTTTAAAACCATTAAAGATGATTTAGTTTATAAAGAAAGAATTGATTTAATCAGTAATAATGATTTAGATGATTTAGAAGACATTATGTATTTAGATAATTTCTTAATTGATCTAGATGATTACTAAGTAGATAAGTAGTTAAATACATAAGAAGTACTAACTGAGATGTTGCTAAATAGATACTATATAGTATCATAGGAGGAATTTTGTCTAATTTTATTAAACATATCGCATGTGAGAAGTGTGGAAGTTCAGACGCTAATGCCCTTTTTACAGACGGGCATCAGTACTGTTATGGCTGCCAGTCGTATATTAAAGCAGATAATCAAGATAATAATGTCGTAATTAAAAAGAAAGTTAATATGATTGAAATAGCTGGAGAGATTAAGTCGATAATCGACAGAGGCATTACTAAAGATACTTGTCAGCATTATGGTGTACGCATTACAGAAGATAAACAATATTATCCCTATACAGACTGTGAGGGTAGTGTTGTTGCATGTAAAACAAGAAGTGTTGCAGATAAAACTTTTGCTATCTCAGGTGATTGGAAGTCATCTACACTTTTCGGACAACATCTGTTCGCAAAAGGTGGTAAAAACGTCACTGTTCACGAAGGCGAATTAGATGCCCTAGCAGGCTTTCAGATGTCGGGAAGCAAGTACGCACACGTCTCAGTACGAAATGGTGCTCAGGCTGCCTTAAAAGACGTTAAAATGGCTTACGAGTGGCTTAACTCATTCGAGTCCATCATCTTGGACTTTGATGCCGATGAAGTAGGACAGAAAGCAGTTAACGAAGTAGCAGAGCTTCTTGGTAGTAAGTGTAAGATTCTAAAACATGCGGTAGGTATGAAGGACGCATGTGACTATTTAAAGAATCATAAGTCGACTGAGTACATCAAACAATGGTGGGCCTCTGAGCAGTGGACTCCTGACGGCATTATCGCAGGTTCTACACTCTGGGAAGAAGTCAATAAGCCGGTAGAGAAGTCCTCAGCACTATACCCTTGGGCAGGTGTGAATGATTTAACCTATGGTATCCGTCCGGCAGAGCTGGTAACGGTCACAGCAGGTTCAGGGTTAGGTAAATCACAGTTCTTACGTGAGATTCTGTGGCATTTGATTAGCACTACAAAAGACAACATTGGACTTATGTTTATGGAAGAATCGGTGCGTAAGACTGCTAGATCGATTATGTCCATTTATCTTAATAAACCGTTACACTTACCTGACACATTCGTGTCTCCGGAGGAATTAAAAGATGCTTTTGATATTACGTTGGGTACTGACCGGCTTTTTTTATGGGACAATTTTGGGTCTACTGATATTGATAATGTCGTCAACCGTATTCGCTATTTTGCTAAAGCTGCAGATTGTAAGTATGTTTTCTTAGATCATATTTCGATGGTTATCTCAGCACAGGGTCAAGGTGATGAGCGTAAAGCAATTGATGAGTTGATGACCAAGCTTCGCATGTTGGTGCAGGAAACAGGCATTTCATTGATTGCTGTTTCGCACCTGAAGAGGCCCGAGAACAAAGGTCATGAAGAGGGTGCTGCGACTTCACTGTCACAGTTACGAGGTTCAGGATCGATTGCACAACTTAGCGATATTGTGATAGGATTAGTGCGTAATGCTCAGGCAGATGATCCAGTTGAAAGAAACACAACAAAGGTATCTATTCTTAAGAATCGATTTAGTGGTTTAACTTCTCCGCATTGTGCTAGTTTGCTTTACAACAAAGATACTGGTAGAATGTTGGAAACATTGGAGGATTTATGACAGCGAATGAATTAGCAGATTTAATTGAAGATGTATACCCAAGAGGTTTTGTAAAAGATGCTGCTGATTTGTTACGTCAACAACAAGCTGAAATAGAAGCGTTGAAAAACGCAAGAGACTATTGGTGTTTGGCTTACAAAGATGTATTTAATAAATTGGAGACATTAAAAAATGACAGCAAATGAATTAGCAGATGAATTAACAAAACTGTTCAGGGGCGAGGAATATGACAGGCTTGTACATGAAATACCTGATTTGTTACGCCAACAAGCCAAAGAAATAGCAATGCTAAAACAAATTATTGACGCAAACAATTTAAAGTCAGATATTGGACAATTAAAGAAAGCGAGTGACAAATGAGTGAACCCATAGCTTGGACTACAGACAAATTAGATACTAATGAATGGGAAGAAGGAGATTATCAAATTACAGTTACAAAAGAAAAGTGGTCAGAAAAACAAATACCTCTTTACACCCATCCCATTCGTGAACTAACCAATGAGGAAATAGAATCTGCGTGGTTTAAAGTTTTTAAACCCGAATCTGGAATAGGAAAAAATATAACTAATGGAGTTTACGAGTTTGCAAGATTAATTAGAGAAAGCGAGTGAAAAATGAGAACAATTACAGAACATAATAGCCAAGTACATGAAAAAATAAAAATGGAACGTAAAGCAAATGTGCTATGTGACGATTGCAAAGTAGAAATGTTTTACAAAGACGTTAATATGGTTTTGGCTTCTTGTCCACCTAAAAAAACTGTTCAATGTCCACAGTGCCATAAACTTGACTACAAAATTATATAAAGAAAGCGAGTGAAGAATGACAAAAGAAATAGTAAATAGGCTTCAATGTAAAAAATGTGACGATGTTATTGAGTCTAAAACTCGGCATGACTTTGTGTGGTGCAAGTGTAAATCTATTTTTGTTGATGGTGGTAAGGAATACTTTAGGCGTGGTGGTGATCCTAAAGATATGATTGACCTTTCTGTTTATTTAGATGATGAAGAAAGTGAGTGAACAATGAATCAACCAGTAGCGTGGATTAATGTAGAAGAAAAAAAACTAGAGTGGAATGAACCAATGGTATGGAAAACACCAATTACTGTCAAATTAGATAAAATTCCATTGTATACTCGACCAATACGTAAATTAACAGATGAAGAAATATTAAAGATGGCAGCAAATAAGTTTCATTTTTCTGAATATAAACTAGTAATTCAATTCGCAAAAGACATACTAAAGAAAGCTAAAGAATAGATGGCCAAAAGCATCGTACTTGATATTGAAACAAACATGGCACACGATAAGATTTGGTGTTGTGTTACTAAAGATATAGATACTAAATTAATCACTACTTGGTACGAAACTAGCTTCGGGCTGGCAACTTGTTTAAAAGAAGCAGATAAGATTATTATGCACAATGGTATTAGTTTTGATGCTCCTTTACTAAACAAGTTATGGGGCACAAAAATTAAATTAAGCCAGTGCATAGATACTCTTTTATTGTCTAGATTAGCCGATCCAGCAAGAGATGGTGGCCACAGTTTAGAAGTTTGGGGTAATCGATTAGGATTTAATAAGATTGAATTTAGCGATTACGATGCTGGACTTACTGATGAAATGATTACGTATTGCATTCGTGACGTAGAGCTTACAGAGAGGGTATACAATACTCTTCTTAATGATTTAAGCAAGTTAAAGATAACTGAGCAAGCAATAAAGATTGAACATGAAGTACAAGCTATCGTTACTGAACAGGAAAGGAATGGGTTTAAACTTGACATACCTTATGCACAGACGTTGCTCTGCAACATTAAGACAGAAATGTCGCAAATTGAAGAATCGCTACAGGAAATCTTCCCTCCGATCACGACTGAACGGATTTCTGAGAAGACTGGAAAAAGACTCAAAGACAATGTTGAATTTTTTAATGTTGGGTCGAGGCAACAGATTGCGAAGCGTCTTATATCGAAGGGATGGAAGCCTGAAAAGACTACCGATAAGGGCCAGATCATTGTTGATGAAACGACGCTTGAGGATTTGGATATCCCAGAGGCAAAGCCTATTGCGAAGTATTTGATGTTACAAAAGAGAGCAGCACAATTAAACAGTTGGTTAGATAACGTAAAAGAAGATGGGAGAGTACATGGAAGGGTTATTACTATGGGTGCTGTTACTGGTAGAGCTACTCACTCTAGCCCTAATATGGCACAAGTGCCGGCAGTTAGGGCACCATTGGGCAAGGAATTCCGTTCATGTTGGACGGTTGATCAGGGAAATGTGCTCGTTGGCTGTGATTTGTCTGGGATTGAACTTAGGTGCTTTGCTCATTACCTTAATGATAAGGACTATATAAATGAAGTTGTCAACGGTGATGTCCATACAAGAAATCAGAAAGCATTTGGAGTTGAGACGAGAGACCTCGCTAAAACAGTACTCTACGCTACTCTCTACGGTGCTTCTCCAGTCAAAATTGCAAAGATTGTGGGTCTTAGTCCGAAAGAGGGAAAAGCCATTATTGATCGCTTCCAGTCGGAAGTGCCTTCCTATCTTGCACTCAAACAGAAAGTGGAGACATTTTGTGAAAAAGGGTCGCTACCAGGGCTTGGGGGTTATCGACTTCAAATCAGGTCGGCTCATTCAGCACTCAATACGTTATTACAATCAGCCGGAGCTATTATCAGTAAGGTCTGGCTTATACAAATTAAGAAGTTATTGACAGAAGCTAAAGTAAAGTATAAGCTTGTTGCTTGGGTCCACGATGAAGTGCAGATCGAGACACCTGAGCAGTATGGTGACATAGTGGGTGAGCTTTGTGTAAAAGCTGCTGCCCAAGCAGGAGAAATATTACAGTTCCGTTGTTCAGTCGGGGCTGAGTATGGTATAGCAAAAAACTGGGCAGGATCTCATTAATTGTGGTATAATAACAACTCAACTTTAGAAAGGCATTAAATGATTAATTTAAATTTAACAATCCAAGAAATTGAAACAGTTTTAAAACATATTGAACAATCTGCAGTCAGTTTGATTGATAAAATTCGTGGTCAAGCACACCCACAAGTTCAATCACTTGTAACACCAGAAACAGACCCAACAGCAACTCCAGTAGCAACTCTAGTAACTTCAACAACAACTTCAGCAGTAACAAACTAAATTAAACTAAACAGGGAGGTAGTATGAGTACAGGTAAATCAGTATCGATTCAAGCAGATTTGTATTGGGCAGCACTTAAAGAAAAGAACACAATGAGTGGTAAGTATCAAGTTGATTTGTGTAATTTATCTGATAAAGACGTAGAAGCGTTAACAACTCTGGGTTTGAAAGTCAATAATAAACCCAACAAACCTGAACAAGGAAATTACATTACAGCAAAAAGCAATTATGAAATTGTTGCTTATGACGCTGAGGGTAATGAAATTGCTCCGGACTTCCGTATTGCCAATGGTAGCAAAGCAAAAGTAATTGTTAGCTCTTATGCTTTCCCTAAACCCTATGCCGGCTTCGGGGCAAGCATTAAGAAATTAGTAGTTACACAACCAATTGAATATAAGGCCTCACTAGCTGAACTTGAGGACGATATTCTTTAATGCGTGTACTTATCGATGGTGACATTATTTGTTACAGGATTGGTTTTTCTACTCAGGACGAAAGTGAATCCATCGCTATTGCAAGAACTGCAACTTTTGTAGAAACACTGCTTTGGGAGGACTTACAAGCTTTATTTGAAATAAAGTCCTACCAAGGCTACTTAACAGGGAAAACAAATTTTAGAAATGAAATAGCTGTTACTGCTCCTTACAAGGGAAACAGAACATCAGCTAAACCTAAACACTTAGAAATTATTCGTGAATATTTATCTAAGGCTTGGGATTTCATGATCTCTGAAAACGAAGAAGCAGATGATTGTATAGCAATAGACCATGTAGAAAATAAGTTTAAATCAGTAATAGCAAGTATCGACAAAGATTTTATGCAACTTAAAGGTAAACATTGGAACTTTGTCAAAAAAGAAATGACTTACGTATCAGAAGAGCAGTCCTTATTAAACTTTTACTTACAGGTACTCACAGGTGACAGAACAGATAACATCATTGGTCTCAAAGGCGTCGGTCCTGTTAAAGCTAATAAGATCCTCGAATCCTATACAAGTGCAACAGAAATGTATATTGCTTGTGTTGAAGCTTACGGAGGAGCAGAAGAAAGAGTTATTGAAAACGCAAGACTCCTTTACCTTAGAAGGAAAGTAGGAGAAATTTGGCAACCACCAACGAAAGAGATAGATGGAAATTATATTGGACTTAGACAAGCTTCAGGATGCCCCGATTGTAAAGATAACGTGGGTGGATGCACAAACCAGTGCGGGATGGGACAAACCAAAGGTTGACCTTGCAACATGTATTACAGTAGGCTTTTTAGTATCAGAAACAGAGGAAGGTATTTGTGTGGCCGGTACAGTATCAGATGGAATGTGTAACAACACCATGTCAATACCACGTACTTGGATTATTGATCAACAATTAGAGGAATCAGATGAAACCCCAGTCCGCAAAGCAAAAGGGAAGACTTCTACAGCAAAAAGTAAGAGACGGAATATTAAAAAATTATCCGCAACTCGAACCAGATGATGTAAGAAGCACTTCAATGGGTGCTGGTGGTACCGATGTACAGTTAAGTCCTGCAGCAAAAAGATTATTCCCATATGAAATTGAGTGCAAGAATTTAGCTAAAGTTAGTGTATACAAGTTTTATGAGCAAGCAAAGACACATGGTAAAGCTGAACCGTTAGTTGTTGTAAAACAAAATAATAGTAAGCCTCTAGCCATTGTAGATTTAGAACACTTTTTAAACTTAGTAAAGGAAAGTAAATGATAGTAGAAAAGTTAATTGAACATGCTGATGGTTCTGCAACAGTAATTATTGAAATGGATGAAAAAGAAAAGGAAGCACTTATTGAAGAAGGTTTTGTTTCTATGTTAAAGAAAAGCATTGAGCATTTTAAAGAAACATGTCCAGATGCTACTAAATACAAAGAAGAAAACCCTTTAAAGAAACAAAATAAGAGAAAGACTAAGAAAAATGTATAAGTTTATTTTTGAAGAAGATTTAGACAATCAAGATCCTAAATATCCAAGACGTATTGAAATGCAGTTTGAGGACAATACAACTTGGGATGATTTATTACATGGCTTTACTTATTTTTTAAGAGCTAATGGATTTATGTTTCCTAACGATGTTGAAGCAACAATCATTGACAATACCACTGGCGAAGATTTAGGATTAAAAGCTAGATTTTTTAAAGATGAATACTTAACTGAGGAAGATGATGAAGATACTTCTTCTTGATATTGAGTCTTCACCAAACACAGCACACGTTTGGGGTCTCTGGCAGCAGAATGTAGGTATTAAACAGATCATGGAATCCTCTTATGTCCTTTGTTGGGCTGCTAAGTGGTTAGATGATAAAGAAATTATGTTTGATTCTGTACACCAATCTACTGCTAAGACTATGCTAAAGTCTATCCATAAGCTAATCAGCGAAGCAGATGCTGTGGTCCACTACAATGGTACCAAGTTTGACATGCCAACACTCAACAAAGAGTTTTTATTGCATGGTTTAAATCCTCCAGCACCTTACAAGCAAATTGATCTACTCAGAACAATGCGTAGCCAGTTCCGCTTCCCTAGTAATAAGCTAGACTATGTAGCACAACGTCTTGGACTTGGTTCTAAAACAGAACACGAAGGCCATGAATTATGGGTTAAATGTATGAATGGAGATAAAGATGCTTGGAAAAAAATGGAGAAGTATAACAAACAGGATGTCATTCTTTTGGAAATGGTTTATCAACGAGTTCTTCCTTGGATTAAGCTTCATCCTAATCGTAATCTCTTTAGTGATAGACCGTGCTGCCATATTTGTGGTGAAGAAAACCTTAAAAAGCGTGGGACGGCTATTAGTTCAACAGGGACTTACCAACGATACCAATGCGGTAGCTGTGGTTCTTGGTCACAAAGCACAAAATCTACAAAAACTTCAGTAGAAATTAAAGGGGTAGTATAATGCCTTTATGCAATATTCATAATAAAGATTACCACACAATGTGTGTACAATGTGCTTTAGACGATATTAAACCTAAAGATGTAATAAATAAACCTGAGCATTATAATAAAGGTGGTGTAGAATGTATTGACGCTATTACTGAAGCAGTAAAGGGTTTAGTGGGTATAGAGGCCGTGTGCATTGCCAATGTTATTAAGTATCTGTGGCGTTGGAAAACAAAGAATGGCCTTGAAGATTTAAAGAAAGCACAATGGTATTTACAAAGGTTAATAAATGTCGTTGACACTAAATGAAATCTGTGAAAGATTAAAGTCTTTAGGGGAAGTTGATCTCCTAGAGTTGTTAAACATTAACTCGGAGGATATTGTAGAAAGATTTAAAGACATCATTGAAGATAACGCCGACCAATTAGAAAGAGAAATTGAATGAGTAAAGGTAAAATAGATATGGGTGAACCTATCAAAGACGAAATACCAGGATTGCTGGATTTCTTTGCAACAAGTATTGCTTCTGGTGCTATCGCTTCCACTGGTGTACCAGATGCTGGTAATATCGATGATTTTATGGAATACATTGCAGAATTTAGCTACAAAATGGCTAGAGCATTATATTCAGAGAAATATAAAAACCAATTAAAACATTAACCAACAAGGATTTTGAATGAGTACATATGTAATGACACCTTATAACGAGTTTATTTCCAAGAGTCGCTACTCTCGTTATCTTGACGACAAAGGTCGTAGGGAACATTGGAGTGAAACTGTAAAGCGTTACTTTGACTTTATGGAGAAACATTTACAAGCTAACAAAAACTATACATTAACTAAAGAATTACGCAGTGAATTAGAAACAGCAGTAAACAATTTAGAAGTAGTACCATCAATGCGAGCTATTATGACTGCAGGGCCTGCTCTTGAGCGTCAGAATGTAGCAGCATTTAATTGTAGTTACTTACCCATCGATGACCCTAAATCATTTGATGAAGCAATGTACATCCTTCTCTGTGGTACTGGAGTGGGCTTCTCAGTGGAGCAACAGTATGTTAATAAATTACCTGAAGTACCGGATCAGTTGTTTAATAGTTCGACTACTATTGTGGTTTCAGATTCTAAAGAAGGATGGGCTAAATCTCTTAGACAGCTCATTGCTCTTTTGTATTCTGGTGAAATTCCAAAGTTTGACTTGTCAAAAGTACGTCCTTCCGGAGCAAGACTTAAAACATTTGGTGGACGAGCAAGCGGTCCTAAGCCACTTGAAGACTTATTCAAATTCACTATCACCAAGTTCAAACTTTCCGCTGGTCGCCGTTTATCATCGCTGGAATGTCATGACATACTATGTAAAATCGGGGAAGTTGTTGTCGTGGGAGGTGTTAGAAGGTCGGCAATGATTAGCTTGTCTGACTTAGCTGATGACCGTATGGCACATGCTAAGGCCGGTAACTGGTGGGAAGCACAAGCACAAAGAGCACTGGCTAACAACTCCGCAGTATATGAGGAAAAGCCCACAATTGGACAATTCATGCGTGAATGGTCATCTATTTATGAATCACATTCAGGTGAGAGAGGAATTTTTAGTCGATATGCGTCAGCGTTACAAGCGAAGAAGAATGGCAGACGTGATGCCGAGCAAGAGTTTGGAACGAACCCGTGTTCAGAAATTATCTTACGTCCTTACCAGTTCTGTAACCTTAGTTCCTGTATTATTCGTTCTGATGACACTATGGAGTCTCTCAAAACTAAAATCCGTTTGGCAACGATTCTGGGTACCTTCCAAGCCACGTTAACAAACTTCCCATACCTACGTAAGGTCTGGCAACGTAACACCGAAGAAGAGGCGTTATTAGGTGTTTCTATGACTGGTATCTTGGATAATGCTTTATTGAACAATCCTGATGATGTTGAACTACCTGCTAAATTGGAGGCTTTACGTGACATTTCTATTGCAACTAATGCTGAGTTTGCTTCTGCTGTGGGTATTAATCAATCCGTCGCCATTACTGCGATTAAGCCCGAGGGTACGGTCAGTCAGTTATGTTCTACTGCTAGTGGTATTCATCCTCAACATTCTAAATATTATATTCGTACTGTTCGAGGCGATAATAAAGATCCTCTCACACAGTTTATGATCAATGCTGGTTTTGAAGCTGAACCTTGCTTTATGAAACCAGATACAACTACAATATTTAGCTTTCCCGTGAAAGTTGCTGATGGTGCTTTATTACGTGAAGAGTTAACTGCTATTCAACATTTAAAATTGTGGTTAATCTATCAACGTCATTACTGTGAACACAAGCCGTCTGTAACGATTTCTGTTAGAGAACATGAATGGATGGAAGTAGGTGCGTTTGTGTATGAGTACTTTGATGAGATTACAGGAGTATCTTTCCTGCCTTATGATGGTGGAACATACAAGCAAGCACCGTATCAAGAGTGTACTGAAGAAGAGTATGAGGCCCTCAAAGCAAAGATTCCTACAGGTATCGATTGGGATAATTTCTTAGAGTTTGATGACAACGTAGAAGGTGCACAGATGTTAGCGTGTACTGCAGGAGCATGTGAAATATGAGCACTAAAGAAGAGTTTATTGAAGGTATGAAGTTGTTAAACAAAGCGTTAAACATTGCTGATGATTGTCAGCCAGTGTTGGCTAAGTTTTTAATGGAACAGCCTAAGCAACTAATGGTTATGGACAATCTTGATTGGATTGCCTGTGATGAGAATGTACGGTTAATTATTAAGCCAGTACAAGAATTATTACAGCAAGTAATTGACACTCCGTTCTTCAAAGAATTAGCTGAAGATAAAATTAGTCAAATATCTAGTTTATTAATTTAAGGTTTGATGTTGGTACTTTATGGCCTCTCTTCGGAGAGGTCTTTTTTATTGGTGATGGGGACACAAGCTCGCCTGCCAATTCGTTGATGCCCTAGATAGAAACCCGAAAAATCACTAGGTTCTTGATACCCATCTGTCGGGTTAACTACTTTTTAGCAGTCTTAGCTGACTGTTTAAATGCCTTAGCAGTTGGTGCACCTTTACTACCTACTTTACGCATTTTCTCTCCGGATCCTTTTTTAATCCGTTCCTTCTTTGCATGAATGTTTGCATACAATCCAGGCTTAGTTGCCATTTAACACCCCCATCTTTTACGAGCTGCTTTACCACGTTCACCAGTCCAACTAGAGGATCTAGCACAAAACGACTTATGTCTTGGATTAGATTTTTCTTTAGTTGGTGCCTTTAAATTACTACCTGTTTCTTTGTTGTATTTCGCCCTGCCTTTTTCTGTAAGCCCAGCACCAGCCTTTACAGATTTCTTTTCACCACGACCTACAGATAATTTAACATTCTTTTTAGTTGCCATTGATCATCTCCATTGCTTTTGTTTTAACTTGCTCTACTCTGTTTAACCAGCCCTTACCAAATATAGGGAATGTCTTTAATTGTTTATAAAAATCTTCTTTCTCTGTCGAAAAGTTATTAACAATAGATATTGGGTTAACATCTTCAATAGCATTTAACGTATTAGGACCTAACACACCGTCAGGAAAACAACCCAGAGCTTCTTGAAGTAACTTAACGCTTTGTCCAGGTCCCATGTTGACTGCTGCATCAAATATAATGTAGTCTACTCCTACCGGCAACTCATCACAATAAGTTTTATCCCAGTACAATGCTTTGTAAAAAGGTGTAACGTCTTCAACGGTTAGCTTGGCCATCTCACCATCTTCGATAGGACGTTTCAGCCAACCAGCCCAAGCATTGCGAGTAACGCCCCGCATAGTTTCTCCGCCTGGATCTTTGCTATTATCAACGTATAGTCCTTCTGACTGAAGCACTAAATTTAAACATTTATTAAAATTAGTATTCATTTATTTAATAGGTGTAGAGTTGTGAATCATCTGATCTTTTGTCTGACTAGAAGCAGAAGAGCCGAAATAGAAAGAAATAATACCTACCCAAGCAGTCGATAACGATCCAAGCATAATCATTAATTCATCAGACTTTGTAGCATAGCCCATCATCAAAGCACCTAAGATACCAAAGAAACCTAAAGTAACTCCTGTAGCAAGCAAAGGAGGGACAATAGACTTAGTAGTAGACTGCATATCTCTAGCAGACTTACGATCATCGACAGCAAGAGTTTCAAAGTTTAATCCAAGCTGTTGAGCTTGAGATTGTAGTTGTAACTCAGCTTGTTTAATAGCTACTAATTGATCTGAATTTAACTTACCTTGATCAATAGTAGACTGTACATCTTTTTCATCAATTCCTAATGCTTTAGAGATTGCAGTAACTGCTAATCCTGCCAAAGGCCCACCAAGTGCTGTAGCAATACCTGGTGCTATCTGTGCTAACCATCCCATATCTAATCCTTTAAAAGTAATATAAACATAATGCAAACTAATGCAAAAATCGTCCAATATTTAAATATTTCATCATCCACGAACGATATCCTTTTTTGTTGTTGGTTTAACTATTATTCTTATACTTCTTTTATTTTTATGTTGTAATTGTTTAATGTCGTGGTTTAGTATTAAAACGTAACTCCAAATACCAAGCTCAATTAAAAAGACAATAAACCAATAAGTATTCCATGTCATACAAGTCTAAAATAGAATAACAAACTTGTAATAACGAATGCAGCAAAGAAACAATAAAACTGTACTCTCTTTACATCATCTAATTTATGTCCGTAATACAGTCTATTTTCATAATGTTCTTTTTCAACAACAGTTTTTAATTCTAAAACTTTATTCCATTCTGTAACGCCATATTTTTCTTTGAATTCTTTTTCAGCTTTGTTTTCTGCTTCAATAATTGCACTTTGGTTTTTATATTCTCTGATAGCTCGATAGATCATTGAGTTATCTAAAGCCTCTTCATAAGCCTTATGGCGTTGCTGTGCTTCGAGTTCCTGTTGTGCTACATCTAAACCATCATGTTGAATATTTTCAATACTTTTGGTAAGACTCTTCCCTGCTTCACGAGCTTGATTAAGACCGTCACTTAACGATTTTGCTCCTTCGGCAATTGGATTAACACTAGGCATTGTTTTCTTTTAATTGTTGTTTAGCAAACTCTAATAAGATGTTAAAGTCTGCCTTTAATCTATAACCTTCACATACTCTATTCTGAATTTGTTCTAACAGCTTTAATGTGACTTTTTGTTCTGTGTCAACTACAGGTAAGTGATTTGTAAATGTCATACAATAGAAGTTATAATCCCGTTAACTACAGTAATTGTTTTTGGTGTTGTATCACCAGATAAAAATGAACCAGTAGTACCTTTGTTTTGTGTAACAATAGTACCTAATCCAGTTACATTGGTATATGGAATAGAACTACCTGTTAAATTAACTCCAGATATGGTTCCACCAGTGATAGAAACAGTACTAGAATTTTCTACAGCCATTGTACCAAGCCCTAAGTTCTGCCTAGCCCCTTGTGCATTATTAGCACCAGTACCACCTTGTAAGATAGTCCACACAGTGTTACCTACTTGTGCAGCTTGGATGTAACTACCTAAGTTACGAAACCATTCTCTCCACCGAGGATTCTCTTTAATCTCATCTTGAGGTATTGGAGGTAAGTTATTAACAGCCAATCTCAACTCCTAATCCGTAACCATAGCTTTGTAGTTCATCAAGTTTCTTTTGTACCTTCTCACCAATGTCAGTACGATAAGCAATGCTATTAGGAATACAAATCTTTTTCTTAATCTTACCGTAAACAGACTCACGAGCAAGTTCAATATCATCCCCAAGCCCTACAACGGTACATACATAATCACCGGCAGTAACAAACATGGGTACATTCTCTTTGATCTCACCGTCTTCCATTGCAGGGCCTTTGCCCCACTGTACTTCACAAAGGTGTACATCTTTAACAGCATCTTCTAATGTTAGACCCCACATAGGATAGCCAGAACATTCTTTCTTAGGTTTAGTACAGTAAGGGTAATCAGGTAAACTAATTACAACACCACATGCTACTTTGTCTGATACTTTAAGTGTATCTTTACCATCTAATAAGTCAAGCATCCACTGTGCAGGATCACCTTTGTGTAAAGACAATTGAATGTTAAATAAAGGCCATCCTGGACGCATAGTAAACTCTAACGGCCATGCTTGACCCTTCTTATCCACGATACAGTTTACATCGATGTAGCCTGTATAGCCTAAACCGTGAAGCATATCTTCTAACGGTCTTAACATCTCATCAGCAAGCTTAGAGTTATCTGTGTAGCGGACAATAGTGCCTTGCTCACCGGTAGTGACACCTAACTCACCGTCCATGAGCTTCTTGTGTTCCCAAGACTCTGAGAAGTATCTATTAAACCCACCAGGACCAAACCAACCACCAACACCGAACTCAATACCAGGTCTAAACTCTTGCAGAATAAACTCTTCGCCCTTATGAGCATTTGTTTTCTTCCACTTGTTTAACATATAGACTAGATCAGCAGGTGAGCTTGGTACATAGGATAATGTCTTGTCACCGTCACCAATAGGCTTACTAACATACATACGGCCAGTATCTTTAACGTACTTAATAGCTTCATCATAGTTATTAAAGGTCTGGCTTGGAATAGTCTCAATGCCAGCTTTCTTCATAATCATCTCACCATGATCACGTTGCTGTTCCCACCGATTAGTATCGATAGAAGGGCCTAAGATAGGATAGCCCTTATCTCTGTACCGTTCTAAGCCGTGAATGTAATAGATGTTATCTGTACAGAATATAAGGTCAGCCCAATCCATATGGTCTTCCCAGTTACTAACACGCTTTACTAAGCCACCATCACCAACTTCACTTCTTGAACCGTCTTTATTGTGACGAATAAACATCTTAACTTCATGGTCATAGTGTTGACTACGGAGTGCAAAAGACAAACCACAACCACATCCTGATGGATCTATAATTAATATTTTCATTCTTTTCCGCCAATGTCAATTTGACCCGATACAGCAGTACGTGCTGTGCTTTTACCAAAACTTTCAAATATTAACTTTTGAATATTTAATTTAGCAGGTTCTGTAAGAACTTTACGATTAGCGTCAACAACTTCTTGGACACCTTTTCTTAACTGAGTAAGTTGAGAATCTGTTACTAACCCAGATCCTTTTAACGCCGGTAGTATTCTATCAAATTCATTCATAATGTTACTTGGGCTTTTTCCACTTAACCAAGTAGAAACAGCTTGAGGAAACTTTTCACGAATAACAGGAGCATCGTTAGCATACTTAGAAATAGCTTCTAATTGTTTTTGGGTATGTTTACCGTTTAAAATATCTATTACAATGGCATTTGGATCTTTTGTAAGACCGCCTTTAGTTGTTAATCCTAATTGATCTAAAATATTTTTAGCATAAGAATCAACTTGAGAAGACCAGTTTTTTTCTCCTGCTTGACCAACACGTTCTTTTAATGTTAATGCTTTATTTTCTAAGCTAGAAAGTTTATTAAGATGTTCTTCAACAACATTTTTAACTTCGGGAAATTCACGTGTTAAAAACTCATGCTGATCTGCCCACTTACGAGTAGCTTTTAAATCTTTACCGGCCAATTCATTATGAACATATTGCTGTGCGTATTGTGTTTGTTTAGCAGGATCAGGCAACATTGCTTTAAATTCATTTAATCCTGATTCACTACCTAATAATTGCTTAGGAAGTTTTTCTGCATCCACAGAATATAATCCCATGTCTTGTTTTCCTAAAACACTTTCACCACGCTTAGATTCAAAATCGGATAAATTTTCTAATGCTGTAGCATATTTTGATTTAGCGGGTCCTAATCCTGACCAGTTGTAAAAACCACCTTGTCGCACTCCGTCTTTTTCAATTCCTTTTACAATATCTGCACGAAGTTCTTTTGCTACATTTGTACTAATTCCTTTATATCCTTCAACTTCTTTACCTGATGCAACTTCACCAAGTTGTCTAACAATTTGATCAATCCCTTTTGCGGATAAATTACTTGCAGGAATTTGAGAACCATCCGGAAGAGTTTGAGCAGGTCTCCATATATCATTAATAATGTTTTTAATGGTTGTGCCAATAGGACCACTAGAATCTTTTGCTTCTTTCTTCCATTTTCTTTTAATATCTAAAGCTTCTGATTGTTGTCCCCAATAAGAACCCTGTGTTTGGGATTGCTCTGCATTAAGCATTGCTGCTTTATAAGAGTCATCATATTCTTTTTTCATTGTGGCAATTTGCGGATTTCTAATTCCTTCTATATCAGAACGTATATTAGTTCCAAAGTTATAAGAAGATTCTGTTTTACCTGAACCTTTTTCAATAGTAGAAGTTAATTCTTGTTCTGCTTTTTCTTGTTGTTGACGCAATGCAGTTGTCTCTGCTGTTTGTGCCTTTTCTTTACGAGCAGCTAAATCTTGTGCTCTTTGCACCCTAGCATCTACTTGAGACTGTATGGCTTGTCCCACATCTTCCACTGAGCCATAACCATATTTAGCTAATTTTTGTTTAGCAAGCTCTGTAAGTTCTTGACGTTTAAGAGTAACAGCTTCAGGTTCTGCAGATTTAAGTAAGTTTTCAAATTGTTTTGCATAAGGAATAACACTTCTAGCAATTTGTTTTCCAATGCTTGGAACAGCTTCGGCTAAACCGCCAGTCATTAAACCACCTAAAATTTGTTGGCCTCGACTACCACCAGTGGCACTAATTAATTGTTCTCCTATTTCTCCAAGAACACCTGCAATACCTCCTGTAATAGCACCCGCAGCCATTGTAGCGGGACCGCCTATAGCACCAACTCCACCACCTACAGCCATGCTTGTTAAACCCGCAGTACCTATACGTTCAATGCGTTGTAAGGGTGTGGTTTCTTTTGTAGTGCCTTTACCAAACAGCTGTTCTACAGGACCCATAGTTACAGTCCCTTTAATTTCTTTTTTTTCAGGTGTTGTTCCTACAGAAGTTGTATTTGTTTGTTTAGCTTCTTGATAAGCTTTAGAAACCGTTTCAAATTCAGGAGTACCTTTTTTATCTTGATTAGAAACAATCCATTGTGCATATTGTTCAGCAGTAGCCATTATTATTTAATCCCTAAAATTGCATCAGCATCTTGCATTATTTTACTAGGTTGTCCTTTAACTGTTGCTTCACCAAAAGACTTACCACTTGATTTAGCTTTTCTTACTGCATTAATTTGATCCATATTAAATGGAATTGCTTTATTAAGTTTTTCAAGTTCTTTCTTCATTCCTTCTTTTTGTTCTTTACTAGCAAATGGATTTTTATCGTAATTGTTAATTACAGTTTCAAGCTCTTGTTTAATTAAAGCTAAAGATTCAATACTTTGTTCAGAAGTTTCACCAATTCTAGAAAGTTGTTTACCGTATGCTGCAATTTTACTAGCAGAGGTAGCACTTGCAAAACCACCGCCGACAGCTGAAGCCATTGCAATATCTAAACCAGCAGTAATCTTTTCAAAACTACGTTGGTCCTCCGTTGTCCAATTTCTACCAATAATTCCTTTCAAACCTTCTGTAAAACCTTTAGAATCTTTACCTGTTAATCCGCTAAAAGCACCTAAAGTTGTATTAGAAGGTAAAGAAGAAATAGTTTGAAATCTGTTAACAGCTTCTCCTACACTAACTAATACGTTTTGAGCACGTTCTTTAGGAGCTGCTGCATTGCTTTGTTTTGGGGGTAATGTTATGCTTCCTGATGTACTTGAAGGTGAAACAACACCTTCTTGTTTAATAATTGCATCTTTAAGTAATTGACGATTTTGTGGAGTATCCTCAATTTTATCTGTAGGGTTAATCCCAAGAGCTTTAGCAACATTGTTAATATAAGAATTAGTTGTAGCATCTGGATTGTCACCACCTTTACTTTTAGGAGGGGCATACTTTTCAATAAATTTTTGAGGTGTGTCAAAACCTTTTGTTAATTTAACAGAAATGTCTTGCTCAAGTGCTTTTATACCTGCTTCTGGTGTGGCAAAGGTAGCAAATCCGTTTTTATCTACTCCAGACATATTTTCATATTTTATAGAACCTGGACGTAAGTTTCCTACGTTAAATTTACGACCAGGTTCTGCTGTATCTGTTTTATTAGAAACATCGCCACCGCCTAATAATTTAATTTGTTCTGGAGAAAAACCAGCAGCAGAAAATAATTCAGAAGTTATAGGAACTTGTTTATCTTGTAGTACTTTAATTTGTGCTAAAGCATTAGCTTTTGTTGCATTACCTGTTAATCTTTCTTGATTAATATCAAATTTGTTTATACTGTCTATTTGTTTAAGAATTAACAAATCATCTCTTTGCTTTTGTAATTTTTCTTTAGCAGTCATTGTCATGTCTGATAAAGATTTTTTCTTAGCTTCAAAATCTAAATTAGGATTACGCATAACACTTTCAACAACCATTCTAGCCGCAGGGTCCTTTACTGTTTGTCCAATAACAGATTTTAAATCCTCTTCAGTAGTTGCACCAGATAATAATTGTCCAGCATATGATATTTCATCTTCTTTAATTTTTAAATCATTTAATTGTTTTGTTTGAGCAGCACCCTCTAATTCTTTAGCTTGCTTTTGAAATGAATATGCTAACGATGCTTGACCACGTTGGCCAGCCATTATTGCAGCTTGGTTATAAATGTTTTGTTGTGCTTGTGGGTCTTTGGCTTGGTCAGGAGTTGCTGAAGCATAGGCTTGTTTAAGAATGTCTTTAGAAGCCATATCTTCTTGCACGGCTCCTATTGCTGCATAACCTTTTGCAAAGGATTCTAGTGGATTTGTGTATTCAGCCATATTTTATCCTTAATTATTCTATAAATGGACCAGTAATACCTGGATTAGCTGGACCAACCGAAGAAGGATCCGTGTAAGTATATCCTGCACTATTACTTCCACTAAGACCCATATTAGAATAAGGATTTGAACTATTATAAATACTAGCTAAACCACCTAATCCGGAAGTCACTTGCCCTAAAGCCCCAGACTGTAATCCAAACTGTGAAGATGCACCTTGTTGTGCAGCTAAGTTAGCCTGTGCAGGTGCCTGAGTAGCACCAGACAATTGTTCTAGCTGTGAAGTTAAACTATTGTAAAAAGAACCAAAGGTATTTTGACCTAACGTCTGCAAAGCAGCTTGTTCTTGACCAGACTGTATTCCACCACGTGCGGCTAACCCTCGTTCAGTTGCCTGCGTACCTTGTTGAAGCTGTTGTTGGTACCCAGGCTGTGCCATTGCTAAAGCAGGGTTCTGCATTACATTTTGTAACTGTGAAGCAGCCTGTGCTCTATAAGGGCCGTATGGATCGTATTGTTGTTGAGCACCTGTGGCACCACCTCCGCCACCGCCTCCGCTAGTTAAACTTTTTAATCCAGAAGCTAAGCCTACACCTGCTGCCGCTGTTGTTAAAGCTGTACCAGCACTTACTCCGAATATTACTGCAGACATTTATTTTCTCCATTCCATAAATTATTAAGTTGCATGACTTGTCTGTAATCTACAGTAATTTCTTCACCTAGACTAGCACCCGACATGCCTCCAATGTTCTTGATTGCTACTAAATACATATCTCCATTATCCATCTTAACTGCCATAGCATTTGGTTCTTTTGCATGATTTACTAAGTAGCCTGCTGGGGTTCTTAAACCATTTAGCCTCATTGGTGCTATAAATTCATTTACATTTATTTGAGATGTACAAAATAAACCTTTACCTTGTATTGGGGAATCTCCAGGAGCAACAGAATAACTACCATGAGGAAAAGGAATACAGTCTTCTCGATAATGAGATAATCTTAATACGTCTTTTTCTTTCCAGCCTGTTTCTTTAAGCATACTTTGAAAGTCTTGCCTATCTTCTTCATGCTTTATAATTTGTTCTTGTAATTGGCTTGCTAAATGTTTTTTAAACATATCAGGAACCCTAAACAAAGTCTTTTCAAGAACTTCAACATCTGTTTCAGTAGTGGCATAAATGTTTTGCCAAGTAACTTCTTCTAATGTATATCCTATTTTACTTCCTGGAGGAGCTACAAACATGTAAGGAGCCTTTAAAGTAACAACTTTACCTGTTGAATCAATTACATTAATACTACCTTTTAAAAGCATGTTAATGTGTTCCGAGACATGTTCTTGACCCACAATAAGAGTATTAGCAGGGTATGTACCTTCTCTGATGTAAACACCAGGACCAAATCGATGGACAATAGGGCAATTAACTTGTTCTTCTTTTAGCATGACTTCTGCTAATGCCATCTTACCTTCTGTCGTAGTTAAGTCTAAACTTTTTTGTACATCAACTATTGAATCCATTATTACTTTCTATATTGTGTAGGTGAGCCGCCTTCGTTATCTAGTTCACCAATACTAAAATCTATTTCAGCACAGTCTAGTCTTAATGGTTGATTATCGGTGCATAAAAACTCCCACGCCCTACGGCGAGCAGCACCTGTTTGATATATCTGAGAACGACCTTTATGTAAGTCTACGGTGCGATAAGGAGACCATGAAACATAGTCATTATCTGAATGACGTATATTCATAATTGCTGAAACTTTGTCACCCACAATCTCAACACGGTTATAGAACTTACGCTTAGTAGTACCATTATCGATTAAGTCAGTAACAGCTCTGTAATAAATAGGTGCACCAGCATCATTATAATATGTATCGGACATTAAGTATAATGAACCATTGTCATCATCTAATACAAAGTATTGTGAACCGTAACCAGCAAAGAAGCTTGGTCTAAAGTATTGCTCTGCA